GGAATCATCAGTATGGGACTCTCCGATATTATTTCTGACTTGGAAGGTAAGGGCTACGAAGTCGGGTCATGCGTTATACCAGCTTGCGCCCTGTACGCGAGGCACAGAAGAGACAGAGTTTGGATTATTGCCAACACCAACCGCGCACGATGCGATAGATGGAAACTACCCAAGCGAAAAAAAGAGAAACCACGGGGCGGGGACACTTACGAGTCAGGCCGGTGGAAAACTGAACCCAGAATGGATAGAGTGGCTGATGGGATACCCTATCGGGCACACAGACTTAAAGCACTAGGAAACGCAATAGTTCCGCAGGTAGCGTATGAAATAATCAAACTAACGACACATGAGCAATAAGGTACGCAGCCATAATTTCAGCACCGGAAAGTTCTCTATTTACATTGAGGATATAGAGGGGCTGTGCTGTGACCCCGATGCCCCGCCCGACGATGAGAAGTCCATCACTATAAGCCCAAGGCTGAAAGGCCGAAGAAGGTTGGAGGTTATCATACATGAATGCCTCCATGCCGAGTACCCCTCGATAAAAGATAACCCTGAAGAAGAGTGGGTAGACCAAGCTGCCATAAACATCTCAAAGCTCCTTTGGCGAATGGGATATAGATAATAATGTAATCTACTCTAATCTAATCTAATCTAATCTATTCTCACCGGAGTATTTTGGAGGAACTTGGAGAAAGATAAATAAGATTGAAACTGTGCGGTTTTGCCAATAGGTATATTGAGGTGCGGGGCGCATGGTGTGCGGAGAGATTCCGTAACGGCCTTTGTCTCTGGAGGTTCTTGAAACAAAGCTGCCGCACACTTTGACATGGGCTGGATAGAAGGAATTTTAAGTGTGGCTGGTGCGGGGCTTGGGATTTGGCTCTGGTGGCTGAACAACCGTGCTGCTACAAAGAAAGAAATAAAGGAACAGAATGCAGCTAAAGTTCATAGCGATACTGCTGACATTATTGACGACGAGTTGCGGTAGCCTGAAACCACTGCCCATTACCCGATTGCCAGAGGGTAACGTGAAGAGGTTAATGGAGCTACCTGAGTTCAGTAACGTCAAGGATTCAAGCCCAGAGGTAAAGCGTTGGGCCAAAGAGGCACTTCACACAGTCAACGATCTGGAATTTAACATAAGGAAAGAAGATGAGTAGCAGAAGCGAGCTATACGATAAAGTCGTCAGGGACATCAAAGACCGCAACCGCTGGGAACAGCGTCAGTCGCTTTGGTACGAGATGAGGCATTACGGACTTCGCAGGAAGAACAAGCCTTGGAACAATGCCAGCGACCTGCACTTCCCACTAGCCGATTCAGTCATCGAAAGGCTGAAGCCGTTTTACTATATGCAGATTGTTGGTATGGACACCATCGCTTCGTTCGTGCCAATGCGCCAGCAGGACGGTGGGCTGACAGTTACCGCCGAGCGTTGGTTCGACTACCAGATGAAGGAGCGCACCAACTTCCTCACCGAATCACTCACTTGGATAGACAACTGCCTCATGTCCGGACGCGCAGTGATTAAGGTCTATTGGGACGAGAAGAAGAAGCGGGTTATGTACGACTCGATTGATCCAATGATGATCGTCGTTCCAGACAAGACTAAGAATCTTCAGGATGCAGAACGAATCGTACATATAATGCAAATGACCACAGAAGCGTTCGCCAAGAACCCTATGTACGCTGGTGTGGATATTGACCTAGTGCAGACAAAGAGAGGCGCAATCAATAGCAATGATAGGGAAGATAAGATTTTCCGCCGAGAAGGATTGAACAACAACTCGGACAAATCCAAGATTATCGTTTGGGAGGTTTACCAGCGAGAAGGTGATAAGATTAAGGTTGAGTCCTTCTGCCCTGAAATTCCCGAAATGAATCTCCGCCCGCCGATGGAGCTAGACTACAACCACGGGGATTTTCCATTCGTAGACTTTTCATACGAGGTTAAAGACAAGGGCTGGTTCTCACCTCGCGGCGTTTGTGAAATCGTTGGGCCATTCGAGGCTTCGCTCTGCAAGATGTGGAACGAGAAGCATGACGCGATGACTCTGTTCAACCGCCCGATGTTTAAGACGGACAGAGACATTCCCAACAGCAGCAACCTAAGACTTTCCCCAGCCCAAATCCTCCCAGTGGGAATTGCGCCAGTACCAATGTCCAATCCGCCTATCAGTTGGGACACGGAAATAAATATGACCCGCGTTATTGCCGAGCAGCGTATTGGTATGCCCGACTTTGGAGCGCAGTCAATGTACGATAATAAGGGAGATCGAAGAACTGCAACCGAGATAAATGCAATAACCGGACTCATGGCAGAGTCCAACGATTTGCGGGCCAGAGTGTTTAGGCTTTCCCTAGGGGATGTTTATAGACAGACTTGGGAACTCTACCTGCAATACAACAAGGAAGAGTTGGAGTTTAGATACCGTGAGGACACGGGGCAAATTGATCCGGAAGCGTTCTTTGGTAATTACGTTATCGAACCGAAGGGCGGGCCTGACAGTCAGAACCGAGGGCTTAAACTTCAGCAAGCTATGCAAAGGAAGCAGTTGTTTGCTGGATCGCCTTTCATCAATCAGGCAGAACTTGACCGCTCTATTCTGGAGTTGGATGATCCTAGCCTTGTGCGCCGTATGTTCCTCGATCCTCAAATGAGGCAGCAACATGAAGCGTTGGAGGAGGCTAATAATATATCAATCATCGAAACCGGATTCCCAGTGCCGGTTAAAGGCAATGAACAATTTGAGTTACGCATCGGTGTCTTGGTGCAGTACCTCGACAATAAGATGGGTGACGGTGAGGAAGTATCTGAGAGGACGCAACAACTAATCGTTCAGCGTATCCAAGAACTACTCAGTGCTTACGAGCAGGTCGATCCACAAGGGGCAAAGTTACTGAGCCAGAGTTTAGCGCAGTCGGCGGCATCACTGATGCAAGACCGTCAGGCAATGGCAACAGAAACTCAGGATGGCCAACAAGGAGTACCAGCAGAAGTATTACCAAGCTAACAGAGAAAAGATAATAGAGAAAAGCAGGAAGTATTACTCAGAGAACAAAGAAAAAATAAGGGAGCAGCAACGGAAATACTACGAAAGGAACAAGGAGCAAATCGCTTTTCAGCGGTCACAGTATTACCTTGCCAATCGGGATAAGATAAGGATAAAGCAATCCGAGTATTACAAAACCTACAAAGACATTATCAATACTCGTCGCGTTGCGTACATAAACAAAACTCCCTATGCTAGAATGATAAAGAACCTCAGAAGCAGGTTGAGTTCTATCATAAAGAATAAAAGCAGAAAGACAATGGACTTGGTTGGGTGTGACAGAAAGCACCTAGTAGCGCACCTAGAGGTTCAGTTTGAAAAGGGAATGACATGGGACAACTACGGGGAATGGGCAATAGATCATCACATTCCAATAAGCGCATTTAACTTTGATAATAAGAAAGAATTGCGAGCCTGTTGGCACTTCAGCAACTTGAAGCCGATGTGGGCTAGTGATAACCTGAGAAAAGGAAATAAGATATGCTTAGAAAGATAAGGGCAATGTGGGCTTTCGCCAGAGAAGTACAATGGACAGACGAACCGGAATGGAGGCAGGAGGACGCAAAGGCGTTAACCCTGTTCTTTGATACCGAAGCCGGTGGTAGGCTCAGAAAGATACTACTTAATATGGTAGTTAGAACTAATTCGCAGTGCATCCAGAACAAAAAAGACCTTGAGTTTGAGGCTGGATTTGCTAATGGTTTTAAAGGTGCTGTTGCTAGTCTTGAAGGGCTTAGTAATACTCACCTATACGGAGATCAGGAAGATGCCGCGCCTGACTACTCCGAGCTAATGCGGCAATGACATTTTTAGTTCGAGTGTCGGAACTGGGAATGAATCTGTAGACACATCGCAGGGGGTGAGCAAGTGCGGCACTCTCTGAGAAAATGCACTAAAGAGTAACCATGAGCGAAGAAAATGAAGTGTTAACTATTGAGCAGCTACAGCAAATGGCTGCTGAGCAGGATCAACTGTCGGGCTACGCCGAGGGTTCACACCCAGCGATGCAAGGCCCGCAGGAGACTCAGGCAAGATTAGAGAAGCAGAAGGCTGCAACTGATACCGCTGATTCGGAATCGGTTAAGGCTGAATCTGCCGAAGCTACTAAGCCAGAGGATAAGGCTCCTGATAAGGGTTCCGATAAGGAGTCCGAAGCAGACCTTGCCAAAGGCCCGCCTGAAGTTGACACCAGTTCTTTGAAAGCAGGGGAGTCGGATGACAAGCTGGAAAAGTCTGAGAAAAGGCTTAACGAGTCTTGGAAGAAGGTAAATTCCCAGAAAGAGGAAAACAGAAGGATTCGGGAAGAGCTTGAGGATTTAAGGGAACAACTTAATGAAAAAGCTAAACCCGAAAAGTATCTGGACGAGGACGGCAATTCCGCCGATGACTATGAAGCCGCAGCTAAAAACTTCGAGGCTGAAGGTGAGATGGCATTAGCACAACAAGCTAGGGCACTCGCAGCAGAGGTTGAGGAGAAGGCGAAAGGTGATGCAACCAATCGAGTTGAGCGCACTTTCAAACGGGAGTGGGCAGATAACTTCGACAGGGCAGCGGAGTCTTACCCTGAGCTATCGGAACCAGAGTCGCCATTTAGGAATGCCGTGGACAAGATGATCCGCGATAGGCCCGTCCTTGCCA